CTGTTCTTTTGCGCATTTTCGCGCGCGTAGCCTGATTTGGCATGAGTCAGACAAAAAAAGGGGAAGATAACTACATATACGCTTACTATCAAGGACTTAAGGATGGGTCTATTGTCGCAGGGCGATTTATCCATCTTATTTATGAGTACTTGGTATCCGGACTGCAAGAGAAACGGTTCGCGTTCGACCAGAGACGCGCGGCGCTGGCGATAGCGTGGGTAGAGGGACACTGTTTTCATACAGAGGGGCCTCTTGCGCCCGGAGCCTTGAAGCTTGAACTCTGGCAGAAGGCGATGCTGAGCGCGATGTTCGGGATAGTGGACCAGAGTGGACATAGACAGTTCCGTGAAGTGGTGCTGGTGGTCGCCAGGAAGAACGGCAAGTCGCTCCTCGCCTCCGCTCTGGGCAATTATACGTTCAGAGTGGACGGAGGGTATGGCGCTCGGGTCTTTTGCCTCGCGCCGAAGCTGGAGCAGGCAGACATCATCTACAACTCCATCTGGCAGCAGATCCAACTGGATCCAGAATGGCAGGAGCTGAAGGAGCTGAGCCTCGAGAAGGACACGCAGCACCGGAAGGTGCATGATGACTCAATGCTTGCGCGGCACCGGCAGACGGACCTGTGCATTCCTGGCACGAACTCGACGGTCAAGAAGATCGCGTTTTCCGCGAAGAAGTCCGACGGATTCAATCCGAGCCTCACCATCTGCGACGAGGTGGCAAGTTGGCAGGGTGATCAGGGGCTGAAACAATACGAGGTCATGAAGAGCGCGATGGGCGCGAGGCCAGAGGGGCTGATGCTCAGCTGCACGACCTCCGGATATATAAACGATTCCATTTATGACGAGCTGATCAAACGGTCAACTCGTTTTTTGATGGGCGACAGCAAGGAGAGACGTCTGCTGCCGTTCCTTTATATCATCGACGACCCGGAGAAGTGGAACGACATCAACGAGCTCCGGAAATCGAACCCGAACCTCGGCGTCTCCGTGACGGTCGACTATCTCCTGGAAGAGATCGCGATCGCGGAGGGCTCTCTCTCCAAGAAGGCCGAGTTCTTAACTAAGTATTGCAACATCAAGCAGAACAGCAGCCTCGCATGGCTACCGGCGAAGGTAGTCGAGAATGCGTGCGGGGCATCACTGTCCCTGGAAGATTTCAGGGGGTCCTACTGTGTCGGCGGGATAGACCTGTCTCAAACGCGCGACCTGACTGCCTGCTGTGTAGTGGTCGAAAAGTCCGGGCAGCTTTATGCCTTCGAGCAGTTCTTCCTGCCGGCTGAGCGGCTCGATGAGGCGACAGAGCGCGACGGTATTCCATACCAGGCTTACGTCCAGCGCGGCATCCTGACTCCGAGCGGGGACAACTTCGTCGATTATCATGACTGCTTTGATTGGTTCAGAAGGCTCGTCGAACAATACGAGATCCTGCCGCTCAAGGTCGGCTATGACAGGTACTCGGCGCAGTACCTCGTGCAGGATATGACGGCTTACGGCTTCCAGATGGACGACGTCTTCCAGGGCGAGAACCTCTATCCGGTTATTCAGGAGACACAGGGCCTGCTTGAGGACGGAAAGCTAAAGATCGGAGACAACGATCTCCTAAAGATACATTTGTTAAACAGCGCGATAAAGATGAGTAATGAGCGTGGGCGCGGCAAGTTGGTGAAGCTGTCCCCGAATGATCACATTGACGGAACAGCTGCCCTGCTGGATGCGCTGACAGTTCGCCAGAAGTGGTATGGCGAGATCGGGGAGCAGCTGAAAAACAGAGGTTAAGAGATGGGACTGTTCGACATCATATTCGGAAACAGGCCGAAGGCGAGAGGAATCGAGACGACGTTCAAAATGTTAAACGGATACTCGCCTCGGTTCACAACATGGAACGGTGAGCTCTATGAGAACGAGCTGATTAGGGCGGCGATCCACGCGAGGGCGACGCACATCAGCAAGCTCAAAGTTGAAACGCAGGGCGCGGCTCGTCCGGGGCTCCAAAACAAACTCCGCCACGGTCCGAACCAGTTCCAGACGTGGAGCCAGTTCATGTATAGGCTGAGCACTCTGCTCGACATATACAACACGGCGTTCATCATCCCGATTTACGACCAGTACGGAGAACCGTCCGGCGTGTTCGCACCGCTTCCGGAGAAGTGCGAGGTGGTGCAGTACGGGAAAGTTCCTTATCTGCGCTATGAGTTCAAGAATCACGAGAAGGCAGCAGTCGAGATGGACTTCTGCGGGATCATGACGAAGTTCCAGCACAAGAGCGACTTCTTCGGAGAGAGCAACCACGCGCTTTTCCCCACGATGGACCTCATCCACATTCAGAATCAGGGCATCGAGGAGGGCGTCAAGAGTGCTGCGTCGTATCGGTTCATGGCGAAGGTCAACAACTTCACGAAAGCGGAGGACCTCGCGAAGGAACGGAAACGGTTCACCGAGGAGAACTTTGCCAGAGAAGCGCAGGGCGGCGGTCTGCTCCTGTTCCCGAATACCTACTCGGACATTAAGCAGGTTGAGGTGAAGCCCTGGGTGGTCGATGCCGACCAGATGAAGCAGATCAAGGACAACGTCTTCGAGTACTTCGGAATGAACGAGGATGTCCTGACGAACAAAGCCTTCGGTGATTCCTGGAGCGCGTTCTATGAGGGCGCGATCGAGCCGTTCGCCATCCAGTTCTCGGAAGTGATGACCAAGATGCTATTCACATTCCGGGAACAGTCGCAGGGCAACCTCGTCATGGCGACCGCGAACCGCCTCCAGTACATGAGCAACACCGACAAGCTGAACGTGTCTGCACAGCTGCTCGACCGTGGCATCCTGTCCATCAACGATGTGCGCGATATATGGAACCTCCCGCCGGTCGAAGGCGGAGACAGCCGCATCATCCGCGGCGAATATTACAACGCTGACGAAAAGATAAGCGAGGAACAGAGCAATGACGAAGGAAATCAGAGCGTTTAACTTTGAAGTCCGTGCGGAGAACGACGAACAGCACGGCAACATCCTCACCGGCTCGCCGATCGTGTTCGGAGAACGGACGGATCTCGGCTGGTGCGATGAGATCATCGACGACGGAGCGCTGGATAACACGGATCTGCGTGACGTCCGCTTCCTGGTCAATCACAACACCGACATGATTCCGCTCGCGAGGAGCAGGAACAACAACGAGAACAGCACCATGCAGCTGAGTGTGGTGCCGCAGAAGGGCATGGATATTCGCGTCGACCTTGACACGGAGAACAATGCCGAAGCTAAGAGCCTTTATTCCGCAGTTCAGAGAGGCGACCTGTCCGGGATGTCCTTTATGTTCGCGGTTAATGAGGACGCGTGGGAGGATCTCGACTCCGAGCATCCGACGAGACACATCAGATCATTCGCGAAGGTCTTTGAAGTGTCCGCGGTTACCTTCCCGGCGTATGAAGCCACATCGATTCAGGCGCGAGGCCTGTCCGAAGCACTGGAGAGTGCCCGGGCATCACTGGAGAGTGCAAGAGCCGCGAAGCTGGAGATCGAGAAGCGGAAACAGAAAATAAGAATTTTGAGCGAGGTATGACATGGAATTCAAAGACATGACAGTCGAGCAGCTCGAAGAGAGGAAGGCGGAGATCGTCGCGTCTCTTGATTCGCCTGAAGCTGACCTCGACGCTCTGGAGGAAGAAGTCAGAGCAATCAAGGCGGAGCTTGAAGCCCGCGCAGCAGCTGAGCAGGCCCGCGCAGAGATCCGCGCAGCAGTCGCGGAAGGCGCCGGAACTGTTGAAGAGAAAGTCGAAGTTGAAGAAAGGAAGATTCCGACAATGGAAGAGATCAGAAACAGCAAAGAATACATTGAGGCGTATGCCGAGTACATCAAGAACGAAGATCCCACAGAGTGCCGTGCTCTCCTGAGCGAGAACGCCACGAACGGCACCGTCGCTGTCCCGGAGCTCGTCTATGACATCGTCAAGACCGCATGGGAGCGTGAGGGCATCATGAGCCGCGTCCGGAAGTCCTATCTGAAGGGCAACCTGAAGGTCGGTTTCGAAATCAGCTCCACTGCTGCGGCGACACATAACGAAGGCGAGGCGGTTTCCGAAGAGACTCTGGTCCTCGGCACCGTGAACCTTATCCCTCAGAGCATCAAGAAATGGATCAGCGTCTCCGATGAGGCGATGGATCTCAGAGGCGAGGCGTTCCTGCGTTACATCTATGACGAGCTGACCTACAGGATCGCGAAGAAGGCGGCGGATCTGCTCGTTGCGAAGATTATCGCGTGCGGCACTGTCTCCACAGCGACCTGCCCGAGCGTTCCGGTCGTTGCAGTTGCGACTGCCTCCATCGGCACGATCGCGGAAGCGATGGCTCACCTGTCTGATGAGGCTCAGAACCCGGTCGTCATCATGAACAAGGCGACATGGGGCACCTTCAAGGGCCTCCAGGCGAACAACAAGTACGCATATGATCCCTTCGAGGGTCTTCCGGTCGTGTTCAATAACACCATCACGGCTTACAGCGCAGCTACTACCGGCGTGACGTATGCGATCGTTGGCGATCTGGATCAGGGCGCTCTTGCGAACTTCCCGAACGGCGACGACATCGACATCAAGTACGACAACGTTACTCTGATGACCAACGACCTCGTCCGCGTGCTCGGCCGTGAGTTCGTCGGACTTGGCGTTGTCGCTCCGGACGCGTTCGTTAAGATCACGAAGTAATTCGGACAAGTGCATAAAAAAGGGAGGACACATGAAAATATTGATCGCGGTGCCGTGCATGGATCAAGTGCCGGCACCATTTTGCCAGTCACTGGCAATGCTGCGAAAGGTAGGGGACTGTGTCCTCTCGATGCAGATGGGGTCGCTCATCTATACGAGCCGTAACACGCTCGCGACGAAAGCGATCCAGGCGGAAGCTGACTATGTGCTCTGGCTCGACTCCGACATGGTGTTTGAGCCAGACATATTAGAGCGGCTGATGAAGACGCTGACGGAGAACGACCTGGACATTGTTTCCGGGCTGTACTTCAGAAGGACTGCTCCATATTCGCCGGTATTGTTCGACAAACTGGAGAGGAAGCATGGCGAGGTCTTCGAATGGGCGGAGTTCAAAGAGATCCCGAACCAACTTTTTGAGGTTGGCGGGTGCGGCTTTGGCTGCGTTCTGATGAAGACAGACCCGTTCTTCGACGTCCAGAGTAAGTTCGGCAATATGTTTGCTCCGATCGGGAACACGGGGGAGGACCTCGCGTTCTGCTGGCGGGCGAGACAGTGCGGCTTTAAGGTCTGGTGTGATCCGTCAATCATCTGCGGGCACGTTGGGTACATGATATCCGACGAGAAGTATTACGCGGGATATCAGAAAAAGTTATTAGAGGAACAAAGCAATGCTTGAACTCGTTAAACTGGCGCTCCGGATCACGACGGACGCGTTCGATACAGAACTTAATCTCCTGATCGCCGCGGCACAGACTGACCTCGGGATTGCGGGCGTTACACTTCCGGCTGAACTGGATCCAATCTGCCAGAGGGCGATAATCACCTACTGCAAGATGAATTTCGGCGAGCCGGACGAGTACGACCGGCTGAAGGCCAGCTACGACGAGCAGAAGGCACAGCTGTCAATGGCAACGGGGTATACAACATGGACCGGAGCAGTGTGATCAGTCTCATCTCGGAGAAGAAATATAAAAATGAATACGGAGTTTACCAGACGTGCCCATCCTCGCGGGATGTGTTCTGCCAGGTGAACAGCGTGTCACGTTCGGAGTTCTTCGAGGCGGGGCGGAATGGGCTGAATCCGGAGTACGAGTTTACCATGTTTGCCGGCGACTACAACGGCGAGAAGGTCGTGGAGTACAACGGCGAGACCTATGCCGTTTATCGTACTTATTACGCTCGGACGGACACCATTGAGCTGTACGTTGAGCGGAGAGGTGGGACGAATGGCAAAGGCGATTAACATCGAGACCGAGATCGCCAAGATCCTGACCAAGTACGGCGACGAAGTGGCTGAGAACATCCAGAAGGTCACGAAGGAGATTGCTCGGAAAGGCGCGAAAGCTGTCAAGCAGAACGCCCAGAGTGACTTCAAAGGGACGGGCAAATACGCCGCAGGGTGGACATCTCAAGTGAAGGAGGGGCGGTACTCCTCACAGGGTATTATTTACAACCGGGCAAAACCGGGGCTCCCTCATCTGCTGGAACATGGTCACGCCAAGCGCGGCGGAGGCAGGACGGACGGCAGGGTGCACATCGCGCCGGTCGAACAGGAAGTGATTAGATCATTTGAGGAGGCGATCAAAGAAACGCTATGACTTATCCGGAAATAGACGCCATGATCAGCGAGGTCGGCCTTCCGTATGCATACTATCAGTTCCCGGAGACAGGGCAGCAACCCCCGTTCATCTGCTGGATGCTTGACGGAATCGACGACCTATACGCTGACAACATCAACTATCAGAGAATCGCGGTCCTCGCGGTGGAACTCTACACCGACGAGAAGGACTTCGAGAAGGAAGCAGCTGTTGAGGCTGTTCTCGCCGCCCAGGGCTTTAGCTACGGCAAGGCAGAGCAATACATCGACAGCGAGCGAATGCATGAAACTGTATACACTATGGAGGTAGTGGTAAATGGCTAACAAAGTGAAATACGGCCTCAAGAATGTCTACTATGCCGTAGCTACCATTGACGCAGCGACCAACACGGCGACATACGGCACTCCCGTCGCATGGCCCGGCGCGGTCAACCTGTCGATGGATGCTCAGGGTGAGGAGACGAGATTCCGGGCTGACAATATTGACTACTGGATCGGCAACAGCAACAACGGCTATAGCGGCGATTTCGAGAGCGCTCTGATCCCGGACAGCTTCAAGACCGACGTCCTCGGCTTTATCGCTGACGGCAACGGCGTGCTCGTTGAGGATGCTGGCGCCAAGACGGTGCACTTCGCGCTGCTGTTCCAGTTCGAGGGTGATGACAAGGCGACACGCCACGTTCTCTACAACGTGACCTGCGGCAGGCCTTCCATCTCCGGCGCGACCACTGAGGAGACTATCGAGCCTCAGACCGAGACTGTCACGTTCACGGCGATCTCGATTTACAACGCGGCGCTTGCCACTGACATCGTCAAAGCAAGCTGCTCCGAGACTCAGTCGACGCAGTACGCGGCATGGACTGGCACGGTCTATCAGCCGACGGCTCCGTCCACTACAACGTGAGGTAGCTTATGGCATACGGGATCATAAAAATAGGAGAAAGAGAAGTCCCGATGAGGGCAACAGCAGCAACGCCCATCCGCTACCGGCAGGTATTCCACAAGAATCTCCTGCCTTATTTTTTGGGCAAAGCGGACGAGGAAGCGATGGTGGAGATGGTCGGTGAGCTGGCCTACATCATGGCGAAGAGCGCGGAAGGCGAGGACATGACCAAGCTGTCAGAGGCTGGTTATGTCGAGTGGCTTGAAGGGTTCGACGCGATGGATCTCATGGCAGTAGAGAACGCCACGAAGATCATCAACTTCTACCAGGGCGCGTCCGAGACGCACGAAACAATAAAAAAAAGTCCCGCCCGTCAGAGCGGGAAATGACGATCTCCCTTTATATGCTGAGATGCTTCCAGGCCGGGCTCCACATGTCTGACCTGGAGCAGCTCAACTATGGGGACGTGCTCGATATGTTCATTGAATCAGCGAACGATAACGTCGAGTACAAGCAACTAGCAACACAAGCAGATTTTGACAGGTTTTAAGGCATGGCGGACAGAATTAAGGGCATTACAATCGAAATCGATGGCGATACCACAGGCCTATCGAAAGCGCTAAAGGGCGTTAACAGTGACCTGAAGGCTGCCCAGAATGGCTTGAACGACGTCAACAAACTCCTCAAGCTCGATCCGGGCAACGTGGAGCTCCTGCGGCAGAAACAAGAATACCTGAATGACGCAATTGGATCCACAGAGGAGAAGCTCGCGAAGGAAAAAGAAGCCCTCGAGCAGATGAAGAACTCGGACGGCTTCGATAAGAACTCCGAGCAGGCGAAAGCTCTCGAGCGGCAGATAATTGCCGACGAACAGGCACTCGATTCGCTCAAGAAACAGGCGAAGGACTTTGGGTCTGTCGCTTCTCAACAGTTCAAACTTGCCGGGGATAAGGTCAAAGAAGTCGGCG